GGTCAATCATATTATGTCAAGATGTTTACTAAAAAAGATTTGACCTTGACGGCCGAATGGGCCCCAGATGAGGTCAGGTATGTGCCTAATAAATCAGAGAGATACGCAGAGGATTTGGCGGAAAATTTTGTGCTCGGAGTTTTTTAATTATATTCCTAGCTTCTAACGATGGGTGCCCCTCGATGCTACGAAATCTGTCGCTCTCCATAGTCTTCTCTCTCTTAGAGTTTCTATACCAGCAAGCTGTTCTTCTTCTGTCCTATTACGCCATCCTTGTACCTCATCGGCTGTGTGTTGACAACCCAAACAATATCCTTGATCATCATATGTACACACCTTAATACATGGCGAATATTTTGCTTTTGCCATTTGATTTATTTGTCCCAACTCTTTATCGCTGTGAAGTTATTGAATGAGAATTCCATGCGGTCAACCAACTTAACGGCCCCACCACTCACCCTATCAATGGCCACATAACCTTCTGGATTAGTCACCTTGAAACCATTGGCAGTCTTGATGAACGTATCAATAGACTTGACCTTATCCAATTTGTCCACAATCATAGATTTCGCATCAACCAGTAAATTCTGAAACTTAATCACGCTGGTCAGCGTCATAGTGTATTTACGCAGCTCACGAATGTATTCCGTCTGCATGGCTTCATACTTCGCCTTGCCCTTATCAGATTTCGCCTTGTCAATCTGCTTCTGTATCGAGTCATATACCCATGCCTCATATCCCTTGGAATGAGCCATTGGATTGGTAATCTTTTCACCCGCACGAACCTTGCTGTTGTTATAGGTCTTTAATGATGCACCCGCAAGAGTGCCTGTCATCTGACCCTGCAATTTAAGAAACCCTTTCAACTTACCAGAATTGATCGTCTGAAACGTTCTACCTGTATCGGATAATATCTTGGTCACAGCCTCTGTCTCTGCCGCAGTAAAGGTGCTAGTCCCACTCGTATCCTTGTAGGTAGCATCATCCATCCACACACTATTAGGTTTACTCAATCCAGAGATATCAGCGCCAAACGATGCCGTCATGTCCTGTAGAGCGTCACCAGTGTACGTTGTGTGCCAAACGATACCAATGTTCGCAGCCTTAATCTTTTTGCCAAAATCACTATCCACAGGGACAGCATAGACAATTGTATTAGGCTGAAACGTATAGTATGAAGTACCATCAATATCAGTAGTCTCCACATCATCAGTGAACATTAGATCACCCTGCAATACACCATCAATGCCTAACTTACTCAATTCCGCCAACGCCACCTTAAACTTGCTATTCAACGTGCCACTTAGATCATCATCAATCTCAGCGTCACTCTTATACAACTTAGGGCTTACATTGAACACACTCTTTTTTGCAACAAAGAACGTATCATCAGAAGGATCAATGCCGGCAAAGATTGCCGGTGCGCCATCCCACTTAACAGTCATATTAACAGAGGAACGAGTTGCGCCTGCCATCATATCACGTAGAGAACGAAGGAAGTTAATTGCTGCCCTGCCACCATCTACACCATAGTTAAGGATTTCATCCTCTAGGTGCTCAAGGTGAAGGTTCTTACCGCCCTTATCCTCTTGTATCATTTGTTTGAAGTTTATCATAGCACCATTATACTCCATATATGGGTGTGTGTCAAGTACCTTGTATTTAGTAAGAATGGACATTGCGGATGATTTACCCATAGTATCCCATGAATACCCATAATATACCATATATTAAAAAAGGCTAAAATAAACATGGCCATTGGGTAGTTAGAATTTGCAGAGTCTCGGCCTTTTTTCCTGATATATTGCAATAATATTACAGAAAGCTCTTGACAAACCCTTGACAATAGTGCATAATGGGTATGTTGAAACAGTTAAGGAATAAATCAGATGGTTGAAATAGTACATCTAGTGATCACAGTGGGGGCCGCCATGGCCTTAGTCACATACATGGCACCTATAGCAATTGGATTTCTTTTTGGATAAAGGCCTTTTTTGCTTGACAAACCTCATTCCACATGGTAATATTAAGTATAGTGAGAAACAAGAGAGGTTAATGATTATGAATTATTTTTATGTAGCACTTGGTGGAGCAACCGTTGGTATTATCTGTGCGATCATTGAAATTAGTTTGAAATAAGCTAAGATTCTTCTTGACAAACTCTGATTGATATGTTACTATAAAGACAATGGAGAGAGACTTCTGGAACAGGGTTTGCCTGTTAGGTCACATGACACTGCTAGTCCCTCCCATGAAAGGTTTGATGATTATGACTACTCTCGCTGCTAAAGGATATACTACTGATGGCGTTCCTGTCTATCTGTGGGCATATGGAAACTATCGGTATGAGGTAGAGGTGAAGAAACTGAACTTCAGTGACTGTGAGGTCTTTGAGGGTCCATACGAGGATGCTGTGAGCAAGTTTGAGGATAGAGCCATTAATGGTGTAGAGATGTTCTAATAGACTCAGAGGGTGTCATGAATGGTCTTGCGTATATTGGCTTCATGCCTCAGTGGACCGACACTCTCTCTTTTATATGGGGGTGTAGCTCAGTTGGTTAGAGCGCCGGCCTGTCACGCCGGAGGCCACGGGTTCGAGTCCCGTCACTCCCGCCATTAAGGGGGGCATCAAAACTGGCGAAGCAAGCCTAATCTATAAATGCAATAAGGTGTCTTCATGATATTTTCTGATTATTCAAAGGTTCTTACTAAGTGGTTATTCCGAGCATATGTTGTGTGGAGTATCTGTGCTGACATTATTATACTGGGTGGTGTTCTTTATTTCTTATTTAATTAGCCCCCACCCCCTAAAACTGACAGAAAGTGCTTGACTTAACTGGATAGATATAGTATACTATAAACATGATGAAATTTATTCTTTTCGTACTGCTCCTCTGGGGAGTTGGTTACATTTTTACATTGGGAGTATTCGCTTATGTCTGGAACGGTATCTGAGTATCCAGAGTGGTATGTGCCTGGGTATGGTACGGAGAAGGTGGCGCCGTTTCTACGCAGTCTAGTCGAACTTACCCGACCACAAAGAATACTGGAAATTGGTATGGGTTACACTACACCGTTTTTACTCGAAGGATTATCGAATAATACTGAAGGTCTTATATGGGACAGTAATTGTGACAAGGAATATCTGACCAAAGAGTATGTTCCCAAGTTTGTTGTGGTAGACGATCAAAGTCTAGACCCTGAGCAAGCTCCGGGCCGCCGAAGCGACCTCGAAAAAAATCCGCTTGTATCTTTCATAGAAGGAAACATGTTCTATGTTGTGGATGAAGTAAGAAAGGATGGCCCCTATGATCTGGTATGGTTCGATTGTGGTGGGCCCGAGGAATATGAGTTCTTTGTAAAGAACTATTGGGATATGGTGAAAGAGTATGCATTGTTTCACTTCACCTATTTCAAGGGAGAACCTAACAGGAACAATGATGTCCTTAGCACTATAGATGATTATACCTATCGTATGGATATTGTGGAACCACACAAGTTTAAGCAGGGAAGCATTACGATGTTTAGAAAATCATGAGTGACTTTATACGATCATATATTAATGCAATGCCTGATGATCTATGTGATGCACTGATTGGCTGGTTCGACATGGTTGAAGATGTGCGAACAGAGGAAGCAAACCGGATAACTCGTAAGGACAAACAGAAGTGGTTGACCTTTGAACAGCACAGTGACCTTTATACTAGAGTGCAGAAGGTTAAGTATGACATGATGCACCGATACCTTACAGAGTTTCCGTTTGCGTATCGTGGAATGAAGAAGCTTGTATCACCTGATACTAAAGTTCAATCTACTCCACCATTTGGTGGCGGGTTTCATAACTGGCACTCTGAGGTTTGCAATTATGAGAATATGGATAGATGTCTTGTCTGGACGTTCTATCTGAATGATATAGAATTAGACGAAGGCGAGACAGAGTTCTTGTATGAGAAGATGAGGGTTCGGCCTCGAAAGGGACTTGGATGTATGTTCCCTGCCGGATGGACGTTTCAGCACCGTGGAAATCCTGTACACAGTGCAACGAAATATATGACTACAGGGTGGTGGCACTATCCAAAGGAGAAGTTAAAGTGATAGGCGAAAAAGTTTTCTATATGAATGAGTACAAAGAAATGGTATCTGGCATAGCTGTGAATATCAGTTCAGATAAGTTTGATGATGTGAAGTGGCTAGTTTCAGAGAACGAGAATGGCAAAACAGAGTGGGCTTGTTACTGGTCTAAGAAAAAGAAGATGTATGTGCCTGTTAAAGACAAGGACATGGAATCTATATACTTTGAGATTAAGGGCAGAGAGTATTCTGATTATATCTATTTGAACGAGGTTATTAATCTGCCTAATTTGGATAAAGGGAGTAATTAAATGAAGTTAAAATATATGGACAAAGCACAAGAGGCCTGGGTTGCAGATGTAATCTCTGGCAAGGTTCCTTTTGATATTCCTGATAAGGAAAAGAAGCTTCATATGCGTAATTTGAAAAGTCTCACTGAAGAATTGGAGCGATTGGCCAAGGCATTTTCAAAACGGAGTGTGCGAAAGGATGTTCGCAACCGTATCAATCGTCTAGAAAAAGTCATTGCGTATAAGACAACATTAATACAGGAGGCCTTAAATGAGTCTGGCAGAACTGGCGAAGAGTCTTAAACCAACCATTTCAACGATGTTTGATAAGCATCCCTTATCGAAACAGTTCTGTGAGAATTTTCCCATCATTACTCTTGATCTGGAAGCCTATGCAAGCAAAGAGGTTCATGAAGATCAAGACATGTCTTTGAATGAAAATCTTGAGCGACAGATACGAGAGTTGGGTGATGCCCAGCAGAAGAAGACCAATGTGAAGGCTTCTATGACCGATTGGTTCATGCAAGACAGTAGCAAGGGATTCCAGTGGGTTTGTAATCGTGCATTGGAACTGGCAGCGCATAATAATCCTCACCAGATTGATATGATTCCGTATGATTGTTGGGGAGCAATCTATAGGGAAGGTGATTACACGATCATGCATAACCATTGGCCGCAGCTGTGGAGTTTTGTTTACTATGTAAGTTGTCCCGAAGGGTCTGCCCCTTTGATGTTTGATAGATGTATTCATCCAGGCAAAGGTAGGGAATCAATTCATCCAAAGACAGGACTCATGGTCATGTTCCCAGGCTGGGTCAACCATTCTGTTCCAAAACATGTAGGTGAAGACCGTATTGTTGTTGCTGGTAATCTGACAATGAGTCCATTTTCTCATTTACAGTTACTAGAAAACCGTGGATTGGGTCAATGGCGATCTGTTCATGGTTCCAGAGGCAATGTTAAGAGACTCTAAACTACTAAATATCATTTCATGCTTAGATATCGTGTTATTCAAACCAAAATAGATTGTCTTTTTGACAATCTTACGGAAGAAGAGGCCTCCTATGCTCTCGCCAACTTAATTGAAGGCGGTCAAGAAGGTTGCACAATTGAGTCGTATCACTGGTTTCACCCAGAAGGTAAAAGATTAGGGCGTGATCCTGACTTGCATTAATCATTATAAATATATCTATAAAGGAGATTTATAATGGTGGATGTCCCAATTAACTATATGGGCCTAGATGGTTTTGTCTGGTGGATGGGTGTAGTAGAAGACAGGTATGACCCCGAGCAACTTGGCCGTGTTCGGGTTCGTTGCGTTGGGTGGCATTCAAACAATCAAAATGCTATTCCAACATCTGATTTGCCATGGGCCCATGTGATGCATCCCGTGACTGACCCTGCTATGCATGGTATGGGATTAACACCGTCCTTCCTTGTGGAAGGAACTTGGGTCATGGGGTTCTTTCGTGACCAAGAAAAACAACAACCTATTGTACTTGGTACTCTGCCGGGTATACCAGAAAATCCAGCTAATTTTCGTGCAGGGTTCAATGATCCTCGACATAAGAAATCTGAGCAAGTCAATACTCAAGGTAAAAAACAGTACGCAAAAGAAGATAAGGATGGAGCGACCTACAATCCAGGCGAGGCTGGTAAAACTATTGAAGACTATGACCCCAAATACTCCCAACAATCCTATGGTCCATATCCATTAGGGGCATTTGTTAATGGTGAGGATGATGAAGAAGGTGTATTCAGCCGATCTTCTGGTCACACTTTTGGAGAGGCGGATACCAATAGACTTGCAAGGAATGCTGGTCATGGAGTACTTGCAGCAAAGGATAGTATAGCCCTAACTGGAGTTATGCTTCCTCATTCTGATCAAACTGCTCGAGAAGATAACATAAACTATAGTGATGATACCCCAAGAAATTCTGGTGTTGACATATATGGTAACAAAGTCAAAAAAGATGATGTGTTTCTTGATGCAGCAGGCAACTATCCAACCATGGCCGGGCAATCAATAGGCCCAAATTCTGCTTCCCGTCCTAGTTTTATTGCAGAAACCTCTGATATAAACGATCAAGCTGTTCATCCTATTCCAGCAGCTGGATCACCAGAATCTGTTGATGCAAGCGAAACTGCCGATGCCATTAATCCATTGATGAATAAAACAGATTCAACTTTGACTAATGAAAAATGGAATGAACCTAAGACCACCGACCCGAATAAGAGCGGAACGATTAGATACGCAGCAGTTTATCCATATAACCATGTCTTTGAAACTGAAAGTGGACATATCAAAGAGTTTGATGATACGCCAGGATCAGAACGTATCCATGAGTATCACACATCAGGGACATTCTATGAGATTGATGCTGACGGTAATAAACATACTAGAGTTGTTGGTAATGATTACGAGATTATAGCTGGAACCAACTTTGTTAATATCAAGGGTGATGTAAACCTTACCATCGAGTCAAACTGTAAGACCTATATCAAAGGTGATTGGAATATACAGGTTGACGGCAATAAGTATGAGACAGTCTTGGGCAATGTCCATGAGACATACGGAACAAACTTAGACAGTCATCACCATGTAACACTTATTCATGGTGAACGAGAAGAGACAGTAGAAAAGAATGTAATTGAGACATATGGTACAGATATAGATAAACATTTTCATACAAGACTTGTAACAGGTAGCACCAACGATACGGTATTGCGAAACGTAACAGAGACTTATGGAACTAAGATAGATGAACATTTTCATAATAATACAGTAGTTGGTAAGCTTACCCATACAGTGCATCGCAATGTTACGGAGACATATGTCACAGATAAGGGTAAAGACTTTAGGAAAACAGAAATTGTTGGAACTGAGTCTCTTACAGTCCAATCGTCTACTACTTACGATCTCAAGACTACATGGGCTGGTACAACAGGATCAACGTGGACCCACACCTCTGGTGGTGACATTAGAATTACTGGTGGTACAGATATCCACTTGAACCCATAATGGCACATGCATTTAAAATAAAAAAGACAGATGGTAGTTTTGTAACATATACTGATTATGATGCTATTGATTTGACTACCTTAAAACATGTTATCAAATTTTTACCAGACTTAGGCACATCGGTGCCTTCTCATGAAATAATATTAGAGTCTCATACAATATTAGAGACT